GTCACCAGGGCCAAAGCGCCTTGGGCTTCTGCCAGCGCCACCCCAGCGGCGTCAATCGTCGGGAACGGTTCCTGGTTCAGGATCAGGTCGAGGTAGCACGGGGAATCCGGAATGGTGCACAGCGACTCCAGCACCTTGCGCCCGGTGACCGTGTCCACCGCTTTGACGGTGTACTGTGAACCATTGGCCCCCAGCGCGTTGGGGAACAGGTTGATCACACCCAAGCCTGTCGATGCGTCGGTGGTCACATAGTCCGGTCCAGCGGCCACGATCAGGCCGTTGTAAGTTTCCTGCACGGTCAGCTTGAAGCTCACGCGCACCGCCATGGGGGAGCCGTCCTGGTCAAAGAATCGGCAGGTTACGGGTTGCACTGGCATCGTCATTCACGACTCCATTCTGCGGGTTGAAGAAAAAAAATTACGCCGAAGCGCCCGGTTTCATCTGAGGCTTGACGGCCATCGTGGCGGCGATTTCCGCCCCCAGAGATGCCGTCACGACGTTCAGATAACTGCCAGCACGCTCTGCGTTTCCGGCGTATTCGCTGTCCTTGCTGTAGGCGCGGTACATGATCAAATTCAGCACGTCGTCGGCGTAGATGTCGGGCAGCGACAAGTTGCCGGTCACGTCGGTGTAGAGCGCGCCGTCGGCGGGCTCGACGATGTCGGTCGGGTAGGCCGAATACATCACCTCCAGCTCTGCCGCCGTGGTGGCGGGCGGGTAGGTGTAGAAGGTGCGCGGGTCGCGCGGGTCGAACATGTAGTGCAGGATGTCCACCGACGGCGAGATGCTGTGCCAGCCGGGGGTCTGCGCGTCCAGAATCTCGCGCGGCACCAGACGCACGGCCTTTTTGGCGCTGCTGGCAGCCACGTTGCGCGTGATCTCGATCAGCTTGGACGGCGCGGGGCTCAGCGCGGAGATACCCGCATTGGCCGTGGCGCTGGCCAGCGACTGGCGCGAGCCCTGCGAACAGCGGAACGTGGTCGTGGTGTTCATGGCGTCGGGGCGCACCTTGACGATGGCCCGCTGCGCGTCATTGAGCCAGCGCACCAGCTCGTTGGCGGGCCAGCGCACCGAGGTCTGGTCCTGTAGCAAGTCGGTGGCCCGACGGATGATGGAGTTGGCTGAGATGGACATAGTGGCTCCTTATGCAAAGGGGTGAGGCGCTATGCGCTGGGTTGCACGCACAGCCCCATAGGAGCTGCGGACACGCGCTTGGCGCGAGAGGGACATGAAGCGGGCGGATGCCCGGCTGGCACCAAGGGGTTCTGTGAACGGTTGACCTGGAATAGCTGCCAGTGAGGCGTAAGCACCCAGCACAATGGGCTCCATCCACAACTCAAACAGGTCGTCCAGCAAGAACTTGGCACCCCGGATAGGGCGCAGCACGGCCTTGACATAAACGGTTTCTGCCTTGCTCGGGGTGGGCACAAGTACCAGCAGCAGCTCGCCGTCAACACGCTTGGTGTACGCGCCAGAGGGTGCGTCTGCGCCAGGGTGGGGGGCGGCATCTGCCGGGAACAAATTGACTCGTGAGCTGTTGAGGTGTACGGTCAAAATGCGCTCAACTGAGCAGTAAGCTGGGGTGTCGAGCGCGTATTCCGCTACGCCAGAGACGGTAGGAAAGCTGTCCAGCGTCTCCTGCATCGCCAACGAGTCCTCGCAGAACACGATGGCCGCGTCTACAACAGCCTGCTCCAATAGCGGCTCGGGGCAGCCCGGTAAGCTAGGGCGCAGCCTGGACATAAACTCACTAACAGGTTTCATCACGACCCCCAAAAATAAGCCCACCGGCTAAAGTGGGCTTATTCTATCAGGCTAACTCGTTAACATCAACCAGCAGCGGTCAAAAGAGCCAGTGCGGCAGGTGCCACGGTTTTGAAGCCGTACACATTCAGCGACCGGATGTAGTCACCGAAGTCGGTGGGGTTGCGCACAGTCTCCATCTTGGTGATCTGGCTGGCGAAGGTCAAGGCAGACTTGTGGCCCGCGATGATGGCTTTGCGTTTCAGCACAGTGCCAGTGCTGGCGATGCTGGTCTCGGTGCCGTCACCGGAAGTCCAGTCGGTGGCAGTGCCCGCAGCGCCGCGGGGCAGCTGGTTGGACACATAGACCGTGAAGCGGTCGATAGCACCGATCTTACCGTTGCGAACCGGGCTCTGAGAGTCACCAGTAGAGTAGGCTTTGGCCAGCTCAGACTGGAACAGCAGCGCACGGGTTGCGGGGTCGATCACCAAGTAGCGGCCTTCCGAGGGCACGTTCTGCTCGTCCAGCACCGAGGCCAGTTCCAACACCTTCTGCACCACGTTGTCCTTGGTCAGCGCAATGGGAGCAGCGTCAGTGCCGAGGTCGTAAGACGCCGACTTGACACCAGCGGTAGCGCCCTTGTTGGCGGCGGCGGCAGTGCTGAAGGTGTTGTAAATGACATTAGAGTCAATCGCAATCGTCATCTGCTCAGCAGCGTCCGTCGAGAACATGTCGATCAGGTTGGGCTTGGACTGGTACTCCAGCACGTCGTTGACCTGGAAGGCAAAATACTTGCCCTTGTCGATCAACAGCTCCAACGTGGAAGGCGTGGGCGCACCATAGGTCAGCCCAGCGCCAACGGTGTAGTCCGCCACCGAGATGGTGGGCGCAGTGTTGATGATGACCTTGTCACCCATGCCGGAGACTTCGCCTTGCCAATCGGTGTTGGCGATGTCAGCGTAAACGCTGGCGGCGTAGAACTTGGCGTTCAGTTTGGCGGACCAAACCGACGGGATGAAGGTGCCGCTGTACGAGGGGCTCGTGTTGAACGGCGAAGCGACGGGGAAAATTGCAGCCATGATATAAATCTCCTAAGGGGCTGCTGCCGGGGTGTCAGCGGACACGACCTTCGGCAATAGCCAGGTTGACTTCGGCCTCCGCCTGGACTCTTTCCGCCTCACGACCCCGGTATTCACCTCGACGCACAGAGTTGTAGAACTCCACAATTTGCTGTTGCGTCAAGATTTGCTTTTCCTGGGCCACGGGTTGGGCAGATGCCACAGCGCTCGGGCTAACTTGTTTGCTTATCGGGTTGGACTTTGGTGCCACTGGGCGCGTTGCGCCGAAGGCTTTGAAAATTGCAGCCACTCGCTCGGCGTTGAGGCTTTGCTCGGCGGCTGTCAGTGCGGTCTGCCTGCGTGATCCCAGAACCGGGTCTTCCTCCGACAACCAGGCATGGAATGCCGGGTCGCCATTGATTTGTTCCCAGTTGGGCACGCTGCGAGTCAGATTGTTCAGGAACGTCTGCTCTGCGGTGTACGCCACTGTCTCCGATGTACCCTTGAGGTTGGTCTCGACCGAAGCCAAGCGTTTGTCAAAGGTAGCAATCAGACTGTCAAATTTCTGTGCCAGTGCGCCGAGTTCCAGCTTGGTCACTCGACTCACCATGGCCACCATGTCCTCGCCAAAATTCTCTACATCCCGTGGGTCCGGTGCGGACTTCACTGGGGGTTCCACCGGCTTGGCTGCTTTTTCCAGTTGGCTTACCGCCTCTTGGTAGCGCCCGCTAAGTTCTTTCACTTGGCGTTGCAGCTGGGGAACTTCTTTGTTGAACAGCCCTTGCAGGGTCTTGAACTTGTGTTCCCAAGTTTCCTCGGGCACAGGTGCTGGCACGGGCGCGGCCTGCTCAACATGGGTTTCGGGTTCTGGCGCAGCTACTTCAGCTACTTCCACGGGTTGGGCCTGTGCCGGGGGTGCCGGGGGTGCGTTAACACTTGCCAGCATCGCATCAGCGGCCTCAACTTGGGCCTGAATACTCTTGGGTAACGTCGCCATCATCATCTCCTGTACGGCAGTGCCGCTTCTCAGGTTGCACACAAGCTAACAGGTTTACACCTGCCAGCGGAAATCAAGTCTTGAGCAATTCAGCTTTGGCTGCGGCCAACTTGTCCTGCATCGCGCTGTACACTGAACTCGCGCCCTGGGCGCGGTGCAGCTGCGTGGTGTCGGGGTTGACCATCAACACTCTGAGCTGAACATCGAGCTGCTGCTCCACCCACTGCGCGAACCGAGGTTGGCGTACAAGGTACTGAAACAGCTCACTTTCCTGCTCTCTGGTTAACACTGTATCACACTTATTCACAAGTTACAAACAGGTTATTAACATGTTATCCACAGCTTATTTTTTGGTAAACGGCACGAACCCCTTTTTGGCGGGGGCACTGCCTTTTTTCTCATCCTTGGGGGCCTTGCCCTTGGCGGGTTTGGCGAACGGGTTGGGTTTGGTAGCCATGTTTACGCTCCTTGCGCAGTGGGTGAAAAATTGTCAACGACCGGACTTTGGTCCATCAATTCCTGCCCACTGCCTGCCTGCTTGGCCGACTGACCCTGCATGGCCATCATCTGGGCGGCTTGCTGTTGCTGCTGCGCAGCCATCTCGCGCAGTTTGAGTGCGCTGGCGCTGGGGACCACCTTGTCAGGGTTAATATCCAGGCGCTTGGCCGCGTGGCGCAGCAGCTCGGCGCGTCCGTCCATGCCAACAATTTGCATGTCGATGGGGTTGCCAGTAGCTGCAATAAATTCATTGAGTCGCACCTGGGCCGCTTCCTTGGCCATCATGCTGGTGGCTCCGCGTGCCTGCACCTGCAAGTCGCCGCGCAGGTTCAGTTCCGGCTTGTACTGCATCAGCCACTGGAACGTGCGCTCCACGCTGGGCGCGATGACGTTGAGGTCCAGGCTGGCCAAGGTCTGCTTGGTCATTTTCCCGGCGTTGCTGATCATCATGCTCATACCGGACGCTGTGCGCCCCGCCCCGCCCTCGCCGCCGCCCATGCCCGCCATGTAGCGCGGGATGCCGCTGTACTCGTCGGCCAGGTTGCTGAACCGCTCGAAAATGTTCATCAGCTCGGCGGCGTTGCTCTGGGGCTGGAAGAAGCTGATCGGAGCCGCGCTTGACCCCATGGGGTCACTGGTGACTTGGTGGAGTTTCCACGGGTACAGGTTGGTAACCTCCTCGCCGTGGGGCAGGCGGTCCACGTTGATCACCACCTGCGGCCCGGAGCTGATGCCCATGTTGTTGGACAGTGCCCGGCCAGCGGCGTTGCAGATGTCGCAGGTGTCACTGATGGCGTCGAACATGCTGTTGTGCCAGAACGACCCCGGCACCCGGCTGAACCCGTCGGTGTAGTAGGGGCGGCGGAACATGGGGTCCGGGTTGATGACGGCCTTGATGACCCAGCTGCCGATCAGCCATGCCTCGACCTCGTACTCCTTGGCCTCGTCTTGCACTTCCTCGGCGGTCATGCCCCACTCACGCAGCATCTTGCCGCTCACGCTGCCCCAATACTGGAGCGCGTCGATCAGGTCTGAGCGCTGGTTCAGTGTCACGTTGCCCTGCCCCTCGGCAGCGGCGCGGTCGGAGTCCACTTGCAGCCACTCACCCAAGCCGCCCGTCCCGTGGGCGTCCAGAACCGCCCGGATGGCGTCTTCGCTATACCCCTCGACACCGATCAGGGCCGACAGGGCGCTGCGGCTGAGTTTGTGTCGCTCGATCAGGGGGGCATCGTGCGCGTTGCGTGCCCAAGGAACCGGGTACACCATGAACGGGTCCACCCGCTCAAACATCAGTTTCGGCTCCAGCGTGGTGATCGGCACAGCCCCGGCAGGCCCCGTGCCCCATGTCATGCGCGGCATCATGCGCACCACCGG